TCAGGTGTTTTCATTAGATTTTATTATGGTCTCGAAGTTTTCCGCTGCTTGTTGCTGCATGTTCTGTGTGATGTGGCTATACTTGTCTAAAGTCATTTGAATAGATGAATGTCCTAAGCGATCTTGTACGATTTTAGGATGTTCTCCAGCCTGAAGCATAAGTGTAGCATGAGTATGTCGTAAGTCGTGTATACGAATCCGAGGAACACCGGCTTTTTTATAGTGATCATTCAAAAAGCGATGAGGAGCATCTATATGTAAGGGCGAATGTATCGTATTGCCGGTGAAAATAAACGCCTCTTCATTCAAGTGTATACCCCAACGGAAAAATTCTTTCTTTTTATAGGAGTAGTAGGATTGTAACTTTCCTATAACAAAAGAAGAGATACTAATACTTCTATTTGAGGACTTAGTTTTTGTAGCAGCTTTAAATAGTCCTTTTTCTGTTTTTACAAGTGATTTATTAACCAGGATACGTTTATTATCAAAGTCAATATCTTTCCACGTTAGTGCAAGTAATTCTCCACGTCTCATACCTGTATAGATTGCGAGTAAGAAGAACATATGGTACTTAATATTTTTTTCTTTTAGATACTGGAGGAATCGATTACATTCTTCACTAGACCATGTTTTCATCTCGCCTTGCTCTTCACGTGGTTTTTTAACCTTATTCATTATATTATCATGTATGATTTCCCATTCTACAGCGTGTTTGAAAATACATCTCAGGCAGCGGTGGATATTGCTGATTGTACCATTTGATAGTCCTTTTTCCTTAAGTTCAGCATAGTAGCTTTGAATCATTACGGGTTTCATACTTTTAATCTTTTTATAACTAAATGGGGGAAGGATATAGAGCTTAACTAAGCTCATGTCTTTTTCATAAGATGTAATTTTTAATTCAGCTTTACGAAGAGGCTTTAACTTTTCCCATACATCTAAAACAGTTAATTGTTTGTCATCAAAATATATTCCTTTTTCAATCTCGGTAATCATTGTAGCAGCGGCATGTTGAGCTTCTTTTTTAGTTCTAAATCCACTTTTACTTTTTTGTTTTCTTTTTCCTGACATTGGATCTATACCAATGTCTATTGTAAATGCCCATTTTTCTCCACGTTTGTGAAAGTATCCTTTCATAAGTAAAACCCTCCTTATAGCTACTGAATTGTTGTGGCATGTTGGGAGATTGTGTGATGAAGTTTACTAGCGAGTAATTGATTTTTATAGTGCAGAAGCCTTTTTTTAGCGAACTCAAGTGTGACGTTAAACGTTTCAGCAATAAATAAGGTTTCTAAATGGGTAACAGGGAGTCTTCTTAGCATAAAAGTTGGAATACAAAACTGTAGTGCAAAATTATTTGCTTTAGCTTCTTGATAGTTTAAAAACATTTTAGGCATAGATAGTTGGTTGCCAGAGTGTAAAAGTATATGGCAAAGTTCATGAGAAAAATCTTCCCAATGCTCGCGTTCTGTTTTTCGACTATCAATTATTAAGCTAGCAATTCCATTTCTTTTAATAGCATGACTTCCAAATGGAGCGAAATAAAGCCAAATCCTTAATTTTTTCGCGATCTCAATCATATCAATCTGTTCAGGAACAAAAATAGATAGGGATTGGTACAATTGCTGGATATAGTCTTCGAGTTGTGTAGTGTAATAGGGTTGTGATTGAAACAAAATAATTCCCTCCATTCAAATTAAATAAGAACGCATGTTCTTGTTATTATAATATAATAAAAAAGAGATGTTTGGAAGGGGATTAGCATTTATATTTTATGATAAAAATCAGAGAATTGAGATAAATAATTTGTAACTTAACAACTTGTCAGAAATTAAATGTTAGAATACGGTAATAGATGAATGAAATATATGGTAAAGTAGGTTGAGAGAGTGTGGAAATGAAAACAAGCATAAAACAAAAACAAATTATGGAACATTTCAATATAAAAAATAAAATTAAATAATGTATTAACTTAGGTTTTTACAAAGAAGAAAGGAAACGTAATGAAAGGATCTATTTGTTTAATTAAAATTTCAAGTCAAAAGATAGTACCAGCTCTTTGTTTAGAAGAAAAGTCAGATACTTTATTATTTGCTCAGTTAAGAAAGGCAACTGATGAAGATATATTTAATACACAAGATAGGGAAAAAATGGCAAGAGTTAACAAGGGGAAACCTGAAAGGGATCAAATACGGATTAGAGAAAAATATGAAATAAATACCGTCTTTGTCGATCAACCGGAGGGATTAAATTCAAAATCAGTTGTAATGGTTAAAAAGTTATACAAAGTAAAGAAAAACAAAATAATAAAAAATATTGTAAGAGTGTCAGAAGAAATTGTGATAAAGTGTAAAAAATTGATCGAGCAAATTACAGAAATAGCTGAATTGCAAAGAGAATTACAAGCTCTTAAAAAGAAGGTAAAACTTGCCCAAATGAATAACGAAAAATACACACATCATGAATTACGGATAGAAGAAATATTGGGGGAAATTGGGTATCCGAGGAGAAAGAAAGGAGCACAAAAGTCATTTCACAATTATAGAGAAGTTCCAAATAAAGGTTATATAAAGATTTATTATGGAGGCCGCTAATAGATAGTGGGTTTAATTGATGTATAACCGAGTATGAGAATAATCAAACTTATCATTTATTGTTATTAGTAAGAGAAACCTGTGTAATAGGGAAAATACAGTAATAAATAACTTAACAATTTTGGGGGCTGATTTTATGGGAATTGAAATGCTAAAAGTTGAAGTAACTAATGACCATCTTGCTAAACTTTTAAATACTAAACCAATCAAAGCTTTAGAGGAGTTAATATGGAATTCTCTTGATGCAGATGCTAAAAAAGTTGAATTAATTATAGAAAAAAATGATTTAGGGGGGATGGAGTCTATTGTTATAATTGATGATGGACAGGGAATTAATGATTCCCATGTAAAAACTTCGTTTGGTAATTTAGGTGGATCTGAAAAAGCAAAATTGAGATTTAGTCCTCAAGGAAGGAAATATCACGGAAAGCAGGGGGAGGGGAGATATAGGGCTTTTGTGTTAGGGGAGAAAGTAGAATGGAGAAGTATATCTAAAAAGGGAAATCGCTATTTAGAATTTAATATTAATGGCGATTTAGATCAACTAAAGATATTTAGTCTTTCAGAGTCTGTTGAGTCGTTCGGTAGTAATACAGGCGTGAGCGTTAAAATAACAGAATTGACCAATGAATGTAATAAGGGATTACCAGATTCATATGGAATTTATAAAGAGCTATTACAAACGTTTGCACCTTACTTGTTAGCCTACAAGGATATTGAAATTATTATTGATAATTATAAGATTGATCCTGAAGATATTATTGAAAATACAAATGATTATCAAATCTGTGAAATAACTGAAGAGGGGGGAATAGTTAAAGGTAACTTAAGAGTTATAGAATGGAAAAACGGCAATTCTAAAAACCTTTACTTTTGTGGTGAGGACGGAAATACCTATGATGAAGAACCTTCAACCATACGTGCCGGTGTCTTTCCGCATACAGCATATCTTTCTAGTAAAATATTGGATAAACTACATGAAGAAGATAGATTAAGTGTCAGAGAACTTGATGAAACTTTTCTTTTGTTAAAAGAATCATCTATCAAACAGTTAAAAGAAATTTACAGAGGGAAATTAGCAGAAGAGGCATCTGAAGAAATAAAAAAAATAAAGAAGGAGAAAATTTATCCATACCAGGGTCAAGCTATAAATGAGGTTGAAAAAGCTACAAGGCAAGTCTTTGATATATTTGCATACAAGATAAATGAAGTATTACCTGAATTTAGTAGAATAAATAAGAACTCTAAGCAAATTACATATAGACTACTTAGGGAAGCATTGGAGACTAACCCTTCAAGTCTAAGAACAATTTTATCTGAAGTACTAAATTTATCGGTTGAACAACAAGATGAATTGGCTAATATTTTAGAAAAAACTAGTTTAGAATCAATTATAAACACAACTAATTTAATAACAAATAGAATCTCTTTCTTACATGGCTTGGAAGAAATTCTATTTGGTGAAAATTATCAAAAAAGAGTTAAAGAGAGAAGTCAGTTACATAAAATTTTGTTGAATGAATTGTGGTTGTTCGGTGAACATTTTACATATAGTTATGATGATATAAGTTTAAAAAATGTACTAAAACAACATATTAAGCATCTAGGTAGAAGTGACCTGATAGAAGAAATTGATTTTTCTAAGATCAAAGGGTTAGATGATATCCCGGATATTGGACTGGCAAGACAATATCCTATAGGTGAACCTGGGTATTATGAGAATTTAGTAATAGAATTAAAAAGACCTTCATGTATAATTTCAGAAAAAGAATTAAGCCAAATAGAAAGGTATGCTTATGCAATTGAAGAGAACAAGCATTTTGATAAAAATAAAACAAAATGGAAATTGATATTATTAGGGACCAAGTTTGATTCCTTTACTAAGAAGAAAGTAAATCAGCAGGGGAGAGCTCCGGGATTACTATATGAATCAAGTGCCGTTAATCTAGAAGTATGGGTAAAGGAATGGAATCAAGTGATCCAGGAAGCAAAAGGTCAATATCAACATCTGAAAAAGAAACTTGAATTAAATGTTACAAGTAATGAACAAGGTTTAAATTATTTAAAACAAAAATATAAAGAGTATTTACCAGAATAAGTACATTTTAAAATTGCTGTAAATGTTAGAGGTAACTGATGTTATTATCAATGCAACAAAACACACGCCACAAGCGTGTGTTTTGTTATATCTGACTAGCTACAAGAAAAATGTAAATCGAATTTTTCTTCCATAGTGTGTAATTCGGTGGCTAATTTAGGTTCAGTCTTATAGGATTTTAAATAATGATTTTTAAAATTATCATCATATTGTATAGCCTGTACCCATTTTTCCCAATATATGTGTCTTAATATAAATGCAATAAAATTACTAGGTGTCATAATAAATGATACCGGTATTCTAATTTCGTTATTTTGCCCAATATGGATATGTGAGACTGGATGAACAAGTTCTTCATATTGGGTCATACTAAAATCATAGCGTACATTAGTTACATGGTTTTTTAATGTTCCTTCACTAATATATTGATGATAGTCATCTAGGAAAGAAGAGCCGCACTCTTCAATCTGCGTAGGATTTAATCCCATTTCTTTTAAAAACTCTTGATAAGTAGCTACTTCTGAAGGTGATTCATAATATGCATATCTTAAATCTACTATTTGTTCTTGCTTGTTACTAGCGTATCCGAGTTGGATTAATGATCCATCCTCTAAGAGAAGGTTGTAATCTAGATTATCTCTTGCAACTTTATAGAGTTCTCTGTAATCGGTACCCTTGTATGATTCTTTAATAAAAGTAGGGGATAAGTCTGATTTTTTTAAAGAATATGCTTTGGATAGTTCTTCTTGAAACGCTATATTTGTCATGTTGAATAGCTTCTTTCCCTCTTCATAACCTATAAATATTTTAGAGATATTTATACTCATTTTTCATTTTCACCTTGTAGTAGTTTTAGAGCGGTTTCTCGATCAAAACCACCTCCATCTAGTGTATCCATTAAGGCAGCAAGATCACGATTTTTTTTCTCATTTTCTTTAGCTAATTCACGCCTTAACGTTTTAATTTCTTCAGAACCAGGATAAGTAAATTCTAAATTAGGGAATTTTTCTTTAGCTACATTAATTTCATTGATAATGTAATCAAAATGTTTACCTACGCCTGAGAATTTTATCCAAGCTTTGGCTCTTGTAAAAGCTGTAAATATTTTATTACGTGAAACAATATCATAACGACCATTTATAAGTGAATCTGCTCCTATAATATATACCATTGCAGCTTCATTACCTTTCGCTCTATATACAGATGTTAAGGTGGTTTTATTAGGGAGAATAAAAGTATCTCCTCCGTAAGATTCTAAAACATTGTTCACATAAATATTTTCTTTAGCTAAGATACTGCTTAGCATAGAAAAATACCTTCGAGCATTTCTATCATCTAAACAAATAACCATTACGTCTTCTGGGAGTAATTTGTCTTTTTGAATATCATTAATAATGGATTTAGTTACCCATTCTACTTCTTCATTAAAGTTGTCAGCAACATAAGTAGTAATAATTTCATTCATTTTGTAGTGATTAGATATAATTGAAGGACTATTCTGTTCAGGGCGGTGAATTATGGTTTGTTCGCCTTCCTGACAATTACCAAGTTGTACGTCATATCCTAAATCTATCCAATGATCTTTGTCTTCTAAACGTTGCACCATTTTATCGTTATAGACACCAAATCCTAAGGCATGTGAGATTAAAAGAATTTCTCTAGGATTTCGATAACTTTTATGTAGAACAATATCGTTATTTTGATGAGGGTGATGTTGTGCTAGTTCTTCTAAATTTATACCTTCATCTCCAAACTCATTATTAAATAATTGCATTGTTTCCTGAATTTCTATGTTTAAAATGTTTTGTAATTCATCATATGCCCAAATTAGCCTGTCATTTTTAACTAGTTTACGGCAAAGCCAGTAAAATGTTCTAGGGAAATCTTGCCCTTCATCTAAAAGTAAATAATCATATGCAGGTTTAAGGTTTGCCTTTGTTCTAGATAATAGATCATAACACACAAATTCAAAAGGTTTCATTTTGAATTTAGCAGCTTGTACATTTGCATCTGTCAAAGGGAGTGGGTTAGTATTATTAGATATACAGGCGTTATAATAAACACCAGGAAGATTTTTTCCACCCCAAGCGTGTTGAATATGAATTTTGTCCCAATCAGGGTCATGGTCTTCACTCATACGATAGAAACGCGTAATTAATTGTTTGACTTGATCGTATAAACTTTTAGTATAGAAAGTATATAAAATTTTTGCTTCAGGATTTTCAATGTGAATTAGTGCAGCTTTCATAGCCAAAACAACTGTTTTACCTGATCCAGCCATTCCTCTTATCCTTTGGGGGCCATCTACAATAGTTAAAGCTGCAACTTTTTGTTGTTTGTCAAATTTTGCTATTTGTAACTCGAGATTACTGAGTATACCTCCTTTAGTTTCTTCATCTTCTTTCTTTATTTCCCTCTTATTTGGTCTAGGCATTCCTCTTGTTCCATCAATTACAGAAAATATATCTCCAATCTCTGCAGGAGAAATTGCTATTGTAGGAAGTGATGATATAATTTGATCTATTTTATTAAGATTATTTGTCCAAAAATTATTGTCTTCATCTACTTCAGAAATTGTATCGGTATAATTTGGTAAATAAACAATTGTATAAATTGGAATTTTTAATTCATTTCTAGTCCTTTTTTTTCTTAAATTTGAAATTTTTATAAGTTTTGATAACAGTATGCTGTAAACAGAATCTGTTTTTTCGTATATTTCATCAAAAAAATCTTCAGTTGCTAAACGTGAGGTTATGTCATCTTTTTGAATGATAATAATGCCATGATTGGGACTTACAATTAAAAAATCCGGATGTAACAACTCTTCGTCAAATTCTCTAAGCGCTGGGAATTTATAATATAAAGTCGCCTCATTTAGGCCTAAAATATCTGACTTGTTTTTCAGATAGTCTACTAACTCAACTGCTTTTTCATCATTGTTATAACTTGTAAAAGGAATAATAACTTCCAAAATATTCACCACTCTCATCTAGATAATATCTGTATCTTGTTATTACATATTTTTTTCATTATTCATTATGAATTTCCAAAAACGTTTTAACTCCTCACGTTTCTCAGGAGAGGCTTCTTTAATATCTTTGAACCAGAGACCTAGTTCTGGATCGTCTATTATGGTATCTACGTCAGATGATTTAGTTTGCTTACAATTAGATACTCTGCCTAATAAAAAATCAGTAGAAACTGAAAAAAGATTGGCTATCTTCAATACAGTCTCCATAGGTGGTTGTTTGGTGTCATTTTCATATGCAGTATATGTAGTACGAGCAACACCTAGTTGATTAGCTACATATGTTTGTGTCCATTCAGCATTTTCTTTCTTTTTTTCTTCTCGTAAACACTTAAGTTTTGTACCAAAGGTATTCAAAGTAGTCACCACCATTATATTTAAATCTTACTTTTAATTATAAACGAATTTTTGTGTTACTAATAGTAACTTAATTAATTGTTCCTTTCGGTAACTTATGTATTGAAATGTTCCTTAAAGTAACTTATAATCTTATTAAGATGTTCTTTTAAGAAATAAGGAGGTAATAATATTGAGAGATTGGTTAAAAGAGTTTAGATATGTAAAAGGCTACACACATGAAGATATTGCAAATAAATGCAAAATATCTAGAAGTTATTACACTCATATTGAAAATGGAACAAAAACACCTTCCGTAGAAATAGCTAAAAAAATAGGTGGAAGTTTGAATTTTGATTGGACAATTTTTTTTGGGGGACATTGTTCCTTAAAGGAACAAAAAATTACGTAAAGAGGTGATATTTATGATCAACTTCGACATTGAATCATTCCGCAGAATTATCCGAGAAGAAGTACAAAAAGCAACCGAACATCTTCAACCAATGAAAGAACTACCACCATTTTTAACTATTACGGAATTAATGGAACTGTTACATATCAAACGTACAAAAGCATCTGAGTTATTAAACCGTTCTGATTTTCCAGTTTGCCGTGAAGCAGGAGTTCTTATTCCTACACACCTTCTTTTTAAGTGGATGGAGAATCATACTGAATGGGTAGAAAACAATACTGAGTATTACAATCCATTTAAAGAATCCGTCTAATAATAAATTACCATAGTAAGTTGTCACAAATAAAGATTGCTTTAGGTACGAATGGGGGAAGTAAACGATGTCCATAGGAAAAGAAGTTGCTATGGCACGCAAACGAAAGGGAATCACCCAAGAACAACTCTCCTTAGAAATCCCCGTGAGTCGTGAGTCACTAGCAAAATATGAAACTGAACAACGACGGTTACCAGAAGATTTACGAAAGTGTATTACTGAAGGAATTGATGATCCACAGTTGTTTTTTAAAATGTGGAGTGAATCAACAGGGGATGTAAGTATTCCGTTCTTCAACGGAGAGCAAATAGATCTTCATCCTACAAGTATGAGATACATGGTTTATCAAGAGACAAATGAAGCTTTGGAACAACTCGATACAGTATGTTGGTTTAAAGCTTCACAAACTTGCACCGAAAGTGAGAAAGAGGATTTGAAAAAGGTAATGCATGAAATCTTGGATGCTACAGGTTCGATGATGAGCCTCGTAGCGGTCCTATATGATCAATATGGTATTTCAATGAAAGAAGTCTTTAAGTACTGGAAAGTATCATTAAGAGCTAGGAAGTATATAAAGGCTTAATTTAATTATTTTATTGGGGAGGTTTAAGTTATGACGATTGATTATGCAAATCCAACTTTAAATCAATATAAAACGCTAATTCGTAAGGAAGCAAATTTATATGGTGATATTAGAATTGCAGCAGTTTGTGGGGACTATATGAAAGCTAGGGATTTAAAACAAGAAAAGAAATTAATGGAGATAAGAATTCGAATTATAGAAGCAGCATTTGTTTTGAAAAACAAAAAGAAAAAAGGAAAGGCCACCGCGTAGCCTGCGATAGCCAATCATGACAATAGATAAATTATAGCATATAAGAATTTGATGCGACAAGCTATTGTGCTTGTCGTTATGACCAGGAGGATTTGTTACCCTCAATCTTTTATACATTACTTTCTGGTCATAACGATGCGTACAGTATCAAATTATTAAAAATGGGGAGCAAATTATGAAAGCAGAATGTAATCGTCTGTTCGACTTAGTTCTACCAGGTGATTTTGCTTTTGCAAATGAATTACATAACTGCATGGTGACATGTATTCATAACATGTTCAATGCTGGTTCATTAGATGAAGCAAATCATTGGGAGAAGGAATTAAATAGATGCGCAAAAGAATTCAAGAGCCTTCGTAAAGAAAAAGAGGATCACGATGTATCAAAGAGTTATCGTGTAGTTGTTAAAAGCCTTCAAGGGCAGGGAATCAATGCATCAGTAGTTAGTCGAAGAAAATAAAAAATCTATCACTTGGCAGAGTGATAGATTTTAGACTCTTATAGAGAGTCTTTCTAAAAATAGAATGGGATTAAGTATATCAAAGCAAATCAAGTAAAACAATGGAGGATGAATAATATGGCAGTTTATAGACCTGTTCAAGTTTCATATTGGCAAGATGCTTTCGTTTTAGATCTTACACCGGAGGAAAAATACTTCTACTTATACTTAATGACTAATAGCAAAACTTCTCAGAGTGGTATTTATGAGCTTCCATTACGAGTGATAGAAATGGATACAGGGTATAACCGTGAAACGGTTGAGAAGCTGCTAGAGCGTTTTGCTGATTACGGGAAAATTCATTACAACAAAAAGACGAAAGAAATTATGTTGCTTAATTGGCTTAAATTTAATGCTATTACAAATTTGAATATTGAAAAGTGTGTGTTAAAAGAAATCCAGAATATTAAGTGTGAAGATTTTTTAATTGATTTTTATGAGACATGTTTAGAGTTAGAAAAGCAGCAAGATTTTAAAATTCCTCGTATTAAGGAATACTTCCAAGCTCGTTTTGAGTGGCTTATAAGGGGCTTCGAAGACCCTATGAAGGAAAAAGAAGAAACAAAAACAGAAACAAAAGAAAAAGAAGAAACAAAAACAAAAGAAGAAGCAGCAAGCTGCTCAAGAGATAAAAAAGTTGCAGAAGAAAATCCAATAGCATTTTATGAGCAAAACTTTGGAGTTCTTAAACCATTTGTGGCTGAAGGGATTAATGCGTGGATTGAAGATTTGAATGCACAGCTTGTTATTAAAGCAATGAAAATAGCTTTAGAAAAGAATGCACCTAATATGTCTTATGTACAAGGTATTTTAAGAGATTGGCATGCTAAAGGATATAAGAGTATTACTGACGTTGAAGCTGCACAAGCTCAATTCCGTAAGAAATACCAGTCTCGTGGTGGAAGAAGTAATACTAGAAAAGAAATCGTTCCTGATTGGTTACATACACAAGATACAGAAGTGCAATCTCAGCCTGTAAAGCACGATGAAATGGATTTAGAGGGTGAACGTAAACGTTTAGAACAAGTATTAGCTAAATATCGAAAAGAGGCTTAAGTCCAATGGAAGCAGATTATATTATGCTAGAGCAATTTAATCATGGGTGGAGTAACCAACAGATTAATGACTTTCGAGAGATGTGGAAAGCTGGTATTTCCGTAGAGAACATTTCGAAGGTATTTAAACGGAAACCTCAAGAAGTCATTTTGCTAGTCTATGATCAAGCCGAGAAACGAAAAGTATCTCCAAGAAGTACGGGTTTGGAGGGATTGTAATGCCTAAACAACTAACGATATTTGATGTTGAACCAGTTACTGCATTTGATATTAAAAAGGCCAATGTCAGAAGGGGGAACTCTCAAGTTCGCTATACAGATATTATTGTCCAGATACCAAGTGAAGCAAAGGCAATTGATGAACTCCCAAAAACAACGGCACCAGATGATTGCTATGAGTTGTTTGAAGAATATACACTTGGAATCTGGCGCTATAAGCGTACTGTGGATAAGCAGTATGATTGGGAAAGAGCTGAAGAACTGTGTAAATATGCCCGTGATATAAAAGAGCTAATTCCTATACGTTTACATTTATCTGTAGAGCAATCATTTATACCAGGATATGTTGTACGGTATGTATAAAGGGAGATTCATGATGCTTTTATAAGTATTTTAAAGCCTTAACGAATAGGGTAGAAGATAAATTGTACATTCATAGTGGCAATTTATAAAATACAAAACTGAGATCACTCCCTACTTACATTAAAAAATAACTATAATAAACAGGAGTGTTTAGCGTGAGAATAAAAGAAATGAAAATAAATGTAGAAGAAATGAAGATTGAGCAGAAAATTGAATCGGGAAAAATAATTGTATTAGTGTTAGATGGAACTCAGGGGAAAGTGAAGATGTGTGAAGCTGTTGATCATGGTTTTACAATTATTGAGACAGTAAAGGGGCAAGCAAAAAGGATTAAATTTGAAGAAAGTGAGTTGTTTTAATTAATATTTTTATATTAATATTAAATTATATAAAAATATTTAGATTGATTTAGGAGGAATCTCTTTTGTCTGAGGTTAATACAAATGAGCAAGTTCAAAATAATAGTAGTAATACAAGTATCCAAGAGGAAGCAAGAATGCGTGGGATAGAAAAAAGTCGTAGCATATATAGTTACCTAAATGAGGAGTATACAAGCTTTAAAAAGGGTAACAACCTTTGGGAAATGGAAAAATTTAAAGAGTATATCGACTCAGAAATCAGTGATAAGAAGCAGCTAAACCTTTATTATTCTATGTTAGTTTCTTATATTGATACTGTAAAAATTAATTTTCAAATTTATACAATACTTGCTACTTTTGTCGGGATTGTAGTATCGATATTAATAGCTACCACGGCGCAATTAGCGCAAATTTCCAGTAAGATTGGTGGAGAAAATATAGATTATGTTAAAACAATTATAGACATTGTAGGAAACAGTAATATGAAAATAATTCTAATTCCAAGCATTGTATTTCCACTGGTACTGATTTTGGCAATAAGAAACCATCGTATTATAGATAAAGCAAATTTATTTTTAGCGATTTTAGGATCCATCAAAGAAGATAGAGAACAAGATTAAGTAGTCCGAGAACGAAAGCGTGAGGGCACTAATTCTTTATAGCAGTTATTAAACTGTTTTAGAGAATTGGTGTCCTTTTTTATTTTGCAAAGAAAGGGATTGAGGTAATGGAAGAATTAATTAAACAATATAAGAAGTCTTTGAAAAACATAAAAAAATCTAAAGAAACCGCTGGAAAAGAAGAACATAAGATATATTCTGAAATGATTTCAGACTTAGAATTTGCTTTGGAATGGATGCGTACTGCTAAACAGCCAGGGAAAACAAGAGGGATTGAACGTAGGGCTGCGTATGAGCGTGAGAAGCCCTGCGATCCATTATTAATGCAAAGATATGTACGTAGTACTGAAATGCCAGTATATGAATGGGATACAGAAGTGAAAGAGAGCGTCATATCTGAATGGGATCGTATACAGCTAGAAGATGCATTATCAACTCTGACAGAAAGAGAAAGGGAGATATATGTAATGTCTAGAGGGTATGGATTTACACAAGATAAAATTTCCAATTATTTAAAATTGCAAAGAACTACTGTTCAAGAATATTTAAAACGAGCGGATAAAAAGATTGGTGAGAGATTGAGTGGAAGTTTATTTTGTATAAGATAGGGCCCAAAAAAATTGTGCTCTTAAAGACAGTTAATCTACCATCTAACATTATATCTGTATCCACAATTAAATTGATAAATAAAATGCAGAATATTCAAATAGTTAAATTGTAATTATCTTGAAACCGCGGTTTTAAAGGTAATAATCGTTGGATTTCATCATTTTTCCGCTTTCTGCAGGGTATATATTTTTATAGATATATGTATTAAGATAGAGTTGTGCTAGAAAATACCGGTAAAAAAGCATAAATAAGGAAAAAAGGATGGGTTTGAAAATGAAGACTATATTAAGAAATATTGTATCAATGGCTCTCGTACTCGCTTTGTTTGCAACTTCTTTCGCTGGAATCTCCAAAGCTCAAGAGATTAATAGTGAAGAAGAAAAATTAGTACAAGAAGTAGCTGCTCAATTGAAGTTTGTTATGGAAGAGGCTGCAGTTAAAGATAAACACGGAAGAGTAGTAGATATTGATATTGATATGATAGAAAACAAATATGGTAAATCTGAAGAATTAGAACAATTGAGACAAGAAATCCAACGTGTAAATACACCGCCTGGCTATGAGGATCCATTCAAACAAGAAACAGAAGCTGTAGATAGATGTATAGAAAGAAAAATCGTAAATAATTTCAAAGAATATCTATCAGTAGGTTTTTTAGGTTCTATTATTGCTAATATTACTAACAAAGAATATGAATTAGCAGCTAGAAAAATGATAAAATTAGGCGTCAAAGGTAATTTAGTTAGTTTAGCTGGTCAACTTGCATGGTATTTTGGTACATGTTTATATGAAGAAGAAGGCTGGACTGGAAAAACATGGTAAGTGATAAAAAACAACCTCTTATTTTCTAGAGGTTGTTTTTTTTGAAGAAAATAACCACATCATAATTTCAAAAAACACTACTATAAATAGTGTTTTTATAAGGTTTTCAAACCAATTAAATTGATTATGATTTGCATAGTTAAAAGCTATCAATAAAATATACAGTAGGACTATAAAAATTATCGGTCTCTTATATGTGAAACTCAAATTATTCACCCCTTAAATACTTACTTAGGAAAGTTACCTTAATACTATGTTAACCCAAAGCGCAATCATTTTCGATGATTTTCTATATTTCTCCACATTTGTAACAGCCACCCTTTTTTAATAACACGTTCTCATAATAAATTCTATTTGAAAAAAATGTCGAAATTTGTCGTCGAAATGCCCCCTATATATGAGAGGCCGAAACCAGTTCCTGCTGATGAGAGATTGAGTGAACGTATAACGTTGCTCTTCCTTATTCGCAGGATGTTTTAACTTAGCATGCAAGTAAGAGGTAACGAGCCTTACTTTGTATGTATTTCTTGATTTCAATCGTAATTAGAATAGTCTTCAAAACTTCATTAATTTAAATGGTCTAAACGGAGGAGAGCTTCTGTTCTCCTTTAAGTTGATACCCGCCTACCTTTAGGGTGTCAATTTAAAGGGGTACGGAAAAATGTCCCGATATAAAATTAAAAAATTCCTGGGAGAACTTTTGCTTTGCTCCTAGTCACTGACGTTAGGCGCGTAGTCATATTAAAAAAATGTAAGAGTGCGGTGGCTAGGAGAGGAATAAAAGCAAATATACATCCGTAATGGGTGTTTTTTTATTGATGTGTAATTATTACATAATAAACGTTTATATAGAATGAAAGATTGTTAAATGAGGTGGGAAAACCATGGAAGCAGATTTACTTGAGGATATAACTATGGAGTTAAAAACACGTATTCTATCAGGTGCAATTACATGGGAGTTAATTAATGCTATTGTATTGGATCGTTTAGAGAGAATAGCAGATAAAACAAAAATGAATGAATTGGGTATAGGGATGTATGGTGTTAAATGGGAAGATGTTAATTTGAAACCATATGCAGCGCTAGATAATGTTGTTGGTGTTAATGATGCTCATCTTATTAGCGGTCTTTCTCCTGGTCATATAAAGAATCTATGTGCAGCAGGTGCTATTGAATCTAAAAAGATCGGTGGAACCTGGGTGATAAATAGAGAGCGGTTTGAAGAGTGGTTCAAGTGCTCCTATAAAAACGAAACAAACTCAACACAAACCAAATATTGTAAAAGATAAGGGGAAACCATCTAATGTAACACATCATGTATTTTGTTACGTAAATTTCGATAAAAATAGAGATAGTTAACTAAGTGAAGTTTATGCAAGGGAAAGCGGATGTTTTAGGGTAAAAACAGCGTAAAATCAACGATGTATAAAACATGTTGTAAGTGGAAGTTCTCGGAAGTGCCGCAAACGTTGATATGACGGCATATTTCCCGAAAACCTTGTTTACATAAGTAACCTTATCGGTATTCATTTTGAATATGTATTCATTTCCCGTGCATACAACAAATTTCTTAACGTAATAAGGTTATGATACTTATTTCGTCTTTGACCAATCATTTAGGCTCTGACTAAAATTATTTGTGTGGGAAATTGAGTTAGTAATATTAAGAATAAGTGGGATGAAAAATAAAAAATTTGGGTAAAGTATTCAGGAATCCAAAGGGGTAACTGCATTTGTCCTATACTAACAGTTAAAGTAGCCTATAAATATAGGAATGCTATGTTGGAAATGTGGGATTTGAAAAAAGCTTACCTTCGGCAGAGGTATATATACTTCTTTCCAGCCCTTCAGGTACAGGACAAACAATGGAAGCTGATATAATTCTTACCCTGACTAAAAGGATCACGCCAAGAACGGTAAAAATCAGAATTAGGAGGAAAACACATGGGTGAAAAATCAGTTAAAGTAACTAGACTCCGTTGTAATCAGACCGATGACGACGATGCCGATGAGCTATTCATGTTCCACAACGGAGGCAGAATCTGGCCGCCTTCAGGAATATTCACAATGACGAAAGACACCGAAGTACCAATGGATATCACCAAAGACTTCGGCGGTGGGGATTCCATGCGTTTCAGCCTGCGAGATGACGAAAGCCCATTAGGTTCCGACTCGCTCGGCTTTGTGGACATATCTCGCTTCGAGCCGAACGGACCGCATGAGCAGAATTTTCAAGCCGGAGAGGGCGGATCTTATACATTGTTCTACCGGATCCGGGAAGTAATTGAATAGACTTCTGTAAAAGTGCATCTTGCGCGCCGTTTAAGTTTTCTTAACTTAAGAAGTGGAGGGCCCATTATACAAGGGCTTCCACTTCTTGTATAACTTTATCCGTATTCCTCTTTTTGGAGAAAACAACCAAGTAGCGAATTCGCTGCTTTTTTTATTTTGTAAAGCAATTAGCGTGAGGTGGTGTAAATGGAAGAAACTATAAACGTTCCTACATGCTCTGTTTGTAATGAGCCTTGCATGTGGACTTTAAAAATGCCATTAACTATAACTCATTTTGATAAAACATATATCCGGGAAGCAAACACGGATAATTCTCATATATGCATTGAGTGTTTAGAGAAGGAAGTGCAAACAATTGGATAAGGGGGCAGGTGTTATGTAATTATGGCCAGACAACGAAGTCCAGACCGTAACAAAGCGTATGAAATATTTAAAGAACATAATGGTGATATTACTAATCGTAAAATTGCTGAATTGTTATCTACATCCGATAAAACTGTAAATGAAAAAACAGTTGGAGGGTGGAAATCCAAGGATGAATGGATAGACAAATTAAATGGAGTACTCCATAAAAACGAACGGAGTACTCCAAAGAAAGATACGGAGTACTCCAAAAAGAAACCAGGAGCACCCAAAGGGAATAAGAATGCTGTAAACAATCGTGGTGGAGCCAAAAAGGGAAATAAAAATGCTACCGGTAACCCTGGTGGTTCTGCTCCACTGCGTAATGGTAATGCTGCTACTCATGGTTTATATAGAAAGTATTTACCACAAGAATTATATAATTTAAAAAAAGAGCTAGAGGAAGCAATTAACAATGATCCTTTATCAATTTTATGGGAAAGTATAATGTTGCAGCACGCTCAAATCATTCATGCTCAACGTATTATGTTTGTTAATAATAAAGAGGACATGACAAAGGAACTACGAAAGAAAAAACTTAGTGAAAGCGGATTTGAAGAAGAGTGGGAAATTCAATTTGCTTGGGATAAACAAGCGAGTTTCTTAAATGCTCAATCTAAGGCACTTTCTACTTTGTCTGCTCTTATTAGAGATTTTGACAGATTAGCAAATATAGATGATGAGCGACGCGCTAAACTTAAATTTATACAGGTTCAAATCGATAAGATTAAATCCACTACTAATAATGATGATAATAATATTGAGCCAGTTGTCATTGTAGATAATATCAGTGGTGATTTAAATGTCTAAAAAACAGATCGATGAAATACTTCCACCGGCATTTCATCAAGTTTGGTTAGCTCGTAAATGTGAATCGATATTAAAAATCGTTTGTAAAGGCGGGCGTGGTTCGGGTAAATCTACTGATATATCCATTTGTATTGTTATGGATCTTATTCAGTTTCCTATTACAGTGCTTTGCATACGTAAAGTAAAGGATACAATAAGGGAATCTTGCTATGAGCAAATAAAAGAAGCTATAGAAATACTAGGTGTAGAACATTTATTTCGTTTTAAAGAAAGTCCAATGGAAATCATTTATAAGCCGCGTGGAAACAAAATGATATTCCGTGGCGCTGATGACCCTGCAAAAATCAAATCTATTAAGATAGCAAAATATCCAGTTGCTATTGCATGGTTTGAAGAATTGGCCGAATTTAAATTAGAAGAAGATGTTTCTACAATAGAGAAATCTATTTTACGTAAAGAGCTACCGAATGGATTGCGGTATAAAATGTACTATTCATATAACCCGCCAAAGAGAAAACAGTCCTGGGTTAACAAGAAGTTTGAAACGCAATTCAAACCAAAGAATACATTTGTTCATCATAGTACGTATCATGATAATCCACATATTTCTAAGCAGTTCGTGGAAGAAGCAAAAGAAACGAAAAGGCTTAAACCACAGCAATATGAACATGAATATGAAGGGAAACCGACAGGCAGCGGTGTTGTTCCATTTAGTAACCTTACATTCAGATGCATTACAGATGAAGAAATTAAATCATTTGATAATATACGTCAAGGGATTGACTGGGGTTATGGGAATGACGCACTGTCTTTTGGTCGTATGCATTATGATAAAACGCGCAGAAAGCTTTATATATTCGGTGAAATACATGGCGTTAAAATCAGTAACCGCTCATTAGCTGAAAAGATTAAACAACTTGGTTGGGATGACGTCGAGATAATTGCGGATTCATCGGAACCAAAATCAATTGATGAAATGAAAAATGATCATGGTATGAAGAAAATCAAGGGCGCAGTTAAAGGCCCTGGTTCTGTTGAATACGGAGAAAAATGGTTAGATGATTTAGAAGAAATCATCATTGATCCCGAACGTTGTCCAAAAACTGCTGGTGAATTTGAAAATATTGATTATGAAGTTGATAAAGACGGTAATCCGAAAAACAGATTACAAGATAAGGACAATCATAGTATCGATATGACTCGTTACGCATGTGAGGACGATATGAGTAAACGTAAAGTAGTTATGGGTGGAAAGGTTAAAAGAGTGTAGTCGGGATACAACAGAGATATTTGTAAGAATCCCTTTATAGAAAAGATTCTATAAAGGGATTTTGGAGACTGCTAAAAATTTAGTTTTAGTCTAAATTACTACCACTTGCTATCCTGTGTTTTTCCATAGTATGTAACGTTTAGAGGTGCACCTGCACTATGGAATGATAATTCGTAACGTCCGGATCTAACACCATTGATAAAGTCATTATAATCATTACTTTTCCAATCAAATACGCCACCAGGCTTAACTTTTTCTCCTGGTATATATACTTTACCAGAGGAATGAGTTAATTTAACAGTTACGTCTGCTTTACCGTTATTTATAACTTGTAGTTTAACGTGACCATATCCAGGAGCAACTGATACATGTTCAGTTGCAGAACCATCCTTGGCAGTTAACTCATTACCCCACTTATCTCCTACTTCTGCGCTAGAAGCTGTAGGGAATGATAATAATGTAAGTCCTAGACCAAAGGCTAAAGCAAAGGAAAGTAATACTGATAATAATTTGTTCTTTTTCATAGTTAATGACCTCCTTAATTGGGTTAATTTTCTAAATCATATAAATACTAACACGAAAAATGGAATTGTTTACCTGTTTGGTGTTGATAAATATTTATTTCACTTAAAATTATCGTTTTTTAAGTGAAAAGAACTTCTAGTTAACTATTAATAGAAGAAAGGAGGACATACAAAGGATATGAGCGACAAGAAAACCATAAAAAATGTAAAAGTATTTAGTATAAATAAAGCCGCAGATGGCCCAAAGAATAAGGAAGATAACAGCAAACAAATGGCAGTTGACCCATTCGCGCAAATATATGGAGATAAGGGATTGGTTAAGCCTCCTTATGATATGAAGGTACTGATGGATATAAAGGAAAGTAACCCTATTCATTCTGCTTGTATTAGCGCGAAAGTGGATGATATTGCAGGTGTCGGCTTTGACTTCGCGCCTTTTGAAGAAGTGAAAGAAGCAGCGAGCCAGGGGCAATATGAAATGCTAAAAAATTTCATGCGGAAGTGCAACCCAGAAATGACAAGTTCAGAAATTCTTAGAGCTGTATGGGAGGATTATGAAACAGTTGGCTGGGGCATTATTGAAGTTGTTCGTGATAATAAAGGTGAAAGTCCGGTAGAGCTTTATCATATACCAGGACATACAGTACGTGCTCATAAGGACAAAATACGCTTTGCTCAAATTGTAAACAATAAAGAAATCTGGTTTAAAAAATTTAATTATCCAAATGATTATCATCTTGCTGATGGTAGGTCTTTAGGTGCAGATGATATTGCAGGAGATGGAACAGAAAAAGCCGGAGAAGTAATTGTTATTCGTAAATTTGGTTCTCGTTCTTCTTATTATGGAATACCTAATTACGTTAGTTCTATAGGTTCAATAGTTGGCTCACAAGCAGCAAGAGATTACAATATCGACTTTTTTACAGGTAAAACCATTCCGGATTCCATTTTATTTCTTGAGGGAGTCGATGAAGTAGATTCTGGAACAGAAAATGAACTGAAAGCATTCTTCTCTGCAGAAACAAAAGGAGAACACCATAAATTAGCCGTTGTACCTGTACCAGATGGTGCGAAAGCAAGGTTAGAAAAGATTAGTCCAGATGTAAAAGAAGGTAGCTTCCGTTTATATAAGCAGGATAGCGCAATGGAGATATGTGTGGCCCATCGTGTACCGCCTTATCGTATAGGTTGGGCTATGACAGGTTCATTGGGGCAAACAACCGCTAAAGAAATGAATGAGATGTACAAGCGTTCTATTATTGAACCTGGACAAGAAATATTAGAACATCGATTAAACAATCAATTGTTCCGTGTATTTGCTGATATACTAGGCGGTTTAGATTGGCATTTTAAATTAAATGAAATTGATACAGATGATCGTGAAGCAGATTTGAAGTATGCAAAAGACAGTTATGAGGGTGGCATATTAAAACTGAATGAGTCCCGTAAAGTGGTAGGTTATGAACCTGTACCAGAAGGGGATAAATTCTATGATGGTAAAACCGAATCTTCTCCACCTGAACCAATTGCAAAATCTGCAGATGATGAACAAGATAACTTAATTGCTATTAATGCATTTAGGGAAAAGCATGAAGAAATAGAGAAAGCTATACAAAAGAAGGTAGCTGATTTTTTTCAGAGCAGGGAAAACGGCTCTTAAACCTGCTTCCCGTAATTCGTATTAATAAAGCAGATGAAGAGATTGATCTTGTAATTGCAGAAGCAGAAGTTGATGAATTTCTGGATAGTGTTGATTGGGATGAGGAACGACAAATGTTTGTCGATGAAGTCACGGACACACTACAGGATGATGTAACAGAGTTTGTACAGAATACTATAGCTTCTAACGGTTTAACCTGGATAGTATTAGATCCGATTGGTGACGTTGCTGCAAAATGGGTAGCTACTTACGCTTTTGAATTAGCAAAGGGAATACATGAAACCACTAAAGATAGATTAAGAGAAACAATGCTAAAGAATCTTAGTGAAGGAATGGGTGTCGATGCATTAAGTGTTTCTATTGCAGATGTGATGTCAGAAGCAAGTAACTACAGAGCAATGATGATTGCACGTACAGAAACAACATATGCAATGAATTACGGCCATTTAATTGCTTATAAGGGCGCAAATAGAAATAAGAAAACATGGCTTACAGGAAACGATGAGCGTGTTTGTAAAGAATGTGGTGGTTTACATGGGGAAACGGTAGGTATTGATGATCTATTTAGTAATGGAAAGATGTGTCCGCCAGCTCATCCACATTGCCGCTGCACTATGATTTCAGAAGAGTAATAAAATACACCTATTTGATTGGGGTTTCATCGTCAAAACGTATGCGGCTTTAAATTGGCTATTATGCGTTTTGACAGTGGAACCCCAAAAGGAGGTAAAACGATGGGATACGAACTAAAAAACGCCAATATCAGCTATGTTTCATTAGTTACAAAGGGCGCTAATGGTCGTCAATTCGCCATTATGAAAAGCGAATCTGCTAAACAACCAAATATATCAAAACAAGTTCCAATCCTTAAAACAGAGGAAGAGAAGCAGCTTGTTACAGGTGTTGTATATGAACCAGATGTAGAAGATTCACATGGGGACGTAATGACCGCAGAAGAAATAGAAAAGGCTGCTTATACCTTTATGGAAAATTACCAACACATCGACAAGCAACATGATGAAATCGCTGGTAAAGGAACAGTTGTTGAAAACTGGATTGCTAAAAGTGATATGACAGTAGGCGAACAAGAAGTACAAGCAGGAACGTGGCTTATGACTGTTCGTGTTGATGATGCAGACACCTGGGAAGAAATTAAAAAAGGTGAAGTCACTGGTTTTTCTATGGGTGGATTTGGTGAACGTGTAGAAATTGCCAAGACTGATGATTTTACTCATGAAGATAAAGGCCTTATTCGAAAAATGCTAGATTTCGTTAAAGGTGAAACTCACAAAATCGCAAAAGGCGAAGTAAAAGACCGCTTTATTGATGAAAAACAAAAGCGTGATTTACGGGCTGTCTTTAATTTGTTTGAAGATGTGTTCTATTGGGAGATTTGGGAAAGTAACCCCAATATCGAACGAATGGCAGCTGCTCTTGATGATATGAAAGACATACTTTCTTCTATTAAAGGCGGTTATACCGTCTCGAAATCAGAAGATAGTGTACAAGCAGAAAACATTGTATTAGAAAGTATTAAAAAAGCTGGGAAAGTATTATCCCAAAAGAATCATGCAAAATTAGATGAAGCATTAGCTTTAATTAGTGAAATAAAAGAAGCTGCTTCACCACAGGAGGAAGACGAAATGAAAGCAGAAGATATTGCAGAGATTGTTAAACAAGCGGTAGAGCCACTAGCTTCTAAGTTAGATAAGATTGAAAAACAAGTGAATGGTGAAGAAGTAGAACCAACACCAGAAGAACAAACAGAGGAAGAAAAAGCTGCAGCAGTTATCCAAAAAGCATTAGAGCCAATTACAAAAAGACTTGAAAATATTGAAAATGCTGCTTCTATCCGTAAAGGTTTAGATCCAGATGAAGAAGTTACACCAGGACAACAAACAATTAAAAAATCTAAATGGGCAGGAATTAACCTGTAAGGGAAGGACTTATCATTATGACAATGACTAACGCACAATTATTAAAACGTTTAGATCGTATTGAAAAGGCAGCAATGACAACAAGTGGAATGAATGCAGGATTATTAAATCCGGAGCAAAGTAAAGAATTCTTCCGTATGGCATTTGATACAACACCATTCTCACAATTACACCGCAAAGAAATGCGTAAAGCAAAACAAGGTGAATTAGATAAAATTGCAATTGGTGGCCGTATCTTACGTAAGAAAACAGAAAATAGTGATGATGGTTACCGCGCTGGTGTGGAAACATCAAAAATCGAATATAATACAAAGCCAATTCGTTTACCTTGGGAAATTACCGAAGAATTACTTCGCGAAAACATTGAAGGTGAAGGTTATGAAGATACGGTAATGGAACTTATGTCTACTCAAACCGGTATCGACCTTGAAGACTTACATTGGAATGGTGACTTAGATTCTTCTGATCCGTTCTTAAATATTAATGATGGATGGTTGAAAAAAATCAAGAAATCGAAAACATCACATATTGTGGACCATGCTAAATTAGTAACTGGTACAGGGGAAGAAGCAAAAGCTAATGGATTTGGTAAAGGTTCAATCTTTGCCCTATCTGGTGCAATGCCAAATAAATATAAAAATAGTAATCTACGTTGGATTATGTCACCAAATCGTAGAGAAAAATGGATTGAATATTTAACAAATCGTCCTACAGGTGCCGGTGATGCTGCATTACTTGGAGCGGGAGATCAAGTTAATAAACCAATGGGATATGGAATTGTGACAGTGCCATCTTTAGCAGATGATGTAATTCTTCTTGCAGACCCTAAAAACTTTATTGCAGTTAATACATACGATACTCGTATTCGTAAAACAACAGAAGGTAAAGCTGCAGTAATGGAAGATAAACGATTCTATGTAATTCACTTTGATGATGATGCTGTAATTCAAGAAATGGATGCAGTAGCAATCCTAACAAATATTCCGGATGCGTTTGGAGCTTAATATCCAGGCGTATTTTTTATGAGAATAAACCCTTTGTTATTAGGGTTTTGAATGTATACTTTTTTGTATTTTCTTGTTTTTTTATGGAAAACGAGATGGAACCAATAAAAACAATAATACGAATGTAAACTTTCATGCAATAGGTTACATTCGTGAAAGGGGTGTTAATTATGAAAGTAGTTACGCTACGATACGGTGGTACTTACACCGCTTATGGACAAAAGTTTAAAAATGGCCAAGAAGAAACAGTTGCGAATGATAAAGCTGATTACCTTGTAAGTACTGGACATTTTGAACTTGTAAAAGAAGTCGATAAGAAGGAGAAAGAAACATAATGGATATTACCATACAGGACATTAAAGACCGCGTAAATGTGCAGAAAATGCCCGATAAGGTTATTCAAGATCTAATAGATTACTACGCAGTTATTGTTAGGAAGTATTTAAGAGTTAAGCCGGAGAATCCAATGAAAGAAGTCATTCAAACAAGCAAACTAGCTTGGCTTTCTTTTCCTGCTGAATCTATAGCAAAAGTCACTCATGTTAGTTCGAAACAAGATATGACCAATTCTATTACTGTAAATGGCCGTATTGTTTATGGTTTATCCGAAAATCAATTGTATGAATTCGAATATAAGATACAAGATTATGATGATCTGCAGGTACTTATGAAGAAATGTATTATTGATTTGGTTGTTTCTGCAGTAGTTCGTGCTAACTTACAACGAAAAGGTATGAAGACATCGGAAAGCATTGGGGATTATTCGTACCAGATTAGCCCAGAAACGCTAGATGAACCAGCTACAAACAATAAGATACTCAATGGCTTAAAAGGGTTTAGAGCAAGAGTTAAGCCGGTGATGGCCACATGAACGAAAGGTATTTCGATGATGGTGGAATGGATGATTTATATATTCATGAGGTAGTTGTAAAACGAAAAATGAAAAAGAAACAATCCTCTGGTAATTATGCAGAAACAGAAGAAGACATTTATGAGAATATGACTTGTCGTGTAACTACTAATTCTGCTGCTGATAATGAAAGGTTTAAGCGTGATAAACAAAATTTTGATACAACATTTAAGATATATGCACCTGCTTCTTACAAAATTAAGCCTAATGATCGTATTCATTTCAAAAGTGAAGAATTAGGTGTTGATTATACGTTTGAAGTTAAAGGAGAACCGCGCAATCCTGCATTTATGAATCACCACATTGAAATTTATTGCGAAAAGGTATGATTCTATATGGCTAATTCAGTAGAAATTGAGTATTCAAGCAATATGGAGCAAATCAAGACGCATATTAACGCTATGTGTGTTGAAAAAGTCACAGCAGCTTCTATTCATTTACAAAATCAAGTGAAGAAGAATCTCACGGGTAGCCGTAGCGGTAAACAATACAAAATACCTCATACAAGTCGTAAATATACTGCTTCTAAACCAGGTGAAGCTCCTGCTGTTCGTACCGGTGACTTGTTAAATTCAATTAAATACAATGTTAAACGGTCACAATCAGAGGTATTGGGTGCAGTAGGAAGCGATTTAAAAAAAGCAATTTGGCTTGAAACTGGTACAAGTCATATGGAAGCCCGTCCATTCCTATTAAAAGCGTTTGAAAAAGAACGTAGAGAACTTAAAAGAATGATGGGAGGGTAATAGATGTCTAACGCTATTGCAGCTATTAGAATGCTTGTAGAGAACGATGAAATAATAAAAGCTAATCTATCAGAATATGGTGAAGGCGAGGACAAAGGCCCTGCTCTTTCATTCCAAACTGCACAAGATGATATGGAAATGCCTTATGTAGTTATGAGAATTGAAGCAGATAATCCGGATGATGTTGAAATTATAGATCGTATGATACTAAATTTCGATGTGTATTGTGATAACGGGGATTATGATAAGGCAAAGTTAATTGCTACACGGATTGAGAAGTTACTAGATAGAAAAGTTGGTTTAAGAGATGATGGGATACTTTCTATACATCGTGCAGGTAAACTGCCGGTACCGGATGAAGACCCATCTATCATTCATATAAATGCAAAATTTCTTGTCCGAACTATACGAACGGACTTGTATTAGGGGGTAGAACAAATGGGCTGGAAGTTAATTAACGGCGTTCGTGAAGGCACAACTGATAATTTTGTTATCGGTCCCGGTGTCATTTACAAAAATTTTAAAAGTATTAAAGATTTAGGTGAAATGGTTGGAGCAACAACTGGCGGAACAAAAGTCGGTTTTGATCGAGAATACTATGATGCAGATATTGATGGTGTACTTGGTAAATTAGTACGTGGTAAATGGCTGTTAAAAGATGAACCACATGTTGAGGTAACACTTGTGGAATTTACGAAGGAAAATCTGCAGTTAGCTTTACCTGGTATGACGGTAGATAGTACGACTGAAACAGATTACGACATTATGAAACCAACGAATGAAATTCCTGATTCAAATTATCATGACATTGCGTTAATTGGTATGATTTCAGGTAGTGATTTACCGGTTATTTTCGTAATTCGTAATGCTATGGTAGTTTCATCAATTGAAGTGGATTTAAAGGATGGTAAAGGAACAGTCGGTTTGAAATGTAAGTTTATCGGTCATTACAGTGAAACTGCTTCAACAGAACCACCGTATCAAATTTACTTACCGAAGAAAAAGAAAACAGCAGCACTTAAAGCGCCGGCTAGCGCATAAAGGAGTACAGCCGAGATACGTGTAAAAACAGGTCGTAGACTTACTTTTATTCTCAACCCATGACCTATTGGCTGAGGAGTCTTCTGTAAAACAATAATAATTAATTACAAATAAAACCATATTTTGGTGATTTATCAAAAGAAAACAGATAACTATGTTAAGTGAAATGGTCATATCACTTAACATAAAACAGGAAGCAACAAGTTTTTAGTAAAGAATTATTGCCACATTTTCATCAAACTTATATGAAGCAATATCTTTAGAACAAAATACACATATACTTCTTCAATTTATTTATCAATATAAAGCGCCAGTGTTGATGGTAAAATTTAGGTGTAGTTTGTTTGCTAAATTTATTTTTACACAAGGGGGCAATGAATTGAAGAAATGGATATATGCAGGTCTTTCATGTTTAATGATAGGTGGAATGTTGAATGTTCCTTCCATGGCAAGTGCAGCAGATGGCGATCCGCTACAAGATGGCAAATCATATGTATTAAAAACATGGTCAACAATAGGTATTCCTGGCTTTCAATATTATGGATTTGTTACTAAACAGGTTAGTTTAGGTTCAGATGTAAAGAGATGGGAGTTTCTTAGATTGACCAACTCTGCAAGTGAAAATGGAACACCAGTTACGTTAGAAAAAGATTCTATTAATGATTGTTGGAGAATGAAAATGTCGAATCCTTATTGGTCTGGCTATGACTATATAACAAGAAGTAGTATAAATAATCTCTATTTAGATACTAAAAGTGCATCTACTTGTTGGCAGATTAATAATGGTAATCAAGAAGGATATCGGACAAAAATACACCAATATGGAAGCAATCAATATTGGGACAAAAACTATGCGAGCAACTGGATGGAAACGGGATCTATCGATGCAATATATGTGAATTTTTTACCTGTTCCTTAAATCTAATAGTGAGAAATGATGCTTCTTTTAACAAAGTAATAAAATAAATAACCAACTTACTTTATGAAGAGTAAGCTGGTTATTTTACTAAAAGCTATCTTAATTTAAGATAGCTTTTTTATTGTTTTAAAATCCCAGTATATGTGCAATTTATTATTAAATTATCGCCTGAACCCCATAAATGGCAGTCGGTTTTCTATTACATAAAACGAGCTAAATGCTAAAAGGAGAGCACGAAATGAAATCTATTTTAGAAAAAATGATGAATACCGGTACAGAAATCACGATTTTAGGAGAGAAAATATTGATGCGTCGCTTAAATGTAACGGATGTTTGGCGGTTCGCTAAGATTATTTCTAAAGTTGGACGCCATGCAATAGCTGATTTTGCAGATTTCGGTAAAGCTAAAAATGAAATGGATGAACTAACAAAAGCTGCAGAGTCTTTTCCAGAAGAAGAAAAAAACGTTCAGTTAGCTGCACTTAAAGAACAACAAAAACAAAAAGGTTTAGAGTTTGCTTTACGTGTACTAACAATGATCCCGGCTTGTGAGGATGATTTCACAGAGTTCTTTGCAAGTTTACTAAAAGCTAAGAAGGAGGAATTTTGCCAACTCCCTCCCGAAGCAATGGTTTCTGTTATTCAAGGATTACTGGAAAGTGAAGACTTAATGACTTTTTTCAACCAAGTGCAGGGGCTAGTGAAAGTTCAGAGCGAAAAATGGAGCCAAACAGCAGCAGCGCCAATCCTAGCGTAAATGAAGACTCCGATGAATATTTAGAGGAAGCCGAACAAAATATGTTACGTGCTTTCGACAAGATACAAAAACGGTATGGATGGACAGATGATTATGTCTTATCAATACCGTATTCGCGTTTAATGGACCTGTTTTCTTTAATTGCACGAGAAGAGCAGCAAGAAGAACTAAATGAGTGGAAGAAGATGGCGTTCATTGGTTTTCAAACCCGTCAACTTGAAGAAGGTACTACTTTTAATGATTATCTTCAAGCCTTTGGACTAACGGACACCCAGGACGATAAAGAATCATCTTATGAAATGGGTGAAGTATGGACGAAAGAAGAGTGTGAAGCGCATGTTGCTCAAATCATGGCTCACTTCCAAGAAGACGATGAAGAATAAAATGGTTATCGGCCCCGTGAAAGGGGGTGCGTAAATGTTAGCTGAAATGTTCCAACTGTTCGGAACGATTGGTATTAAAGCAGAAGGCGCTTATAAAGATTTACAACAATTCGAAGATCGTGTACAAAAAACTGCAAATGGAATGCATGATAAGTTTCAAAAAGCAGGGGAATCAATTAGCCATGTAGGCAGCAAGATGCAAGAAACAGGCGCAAATATGACTGCCGGTGTTTCATTACCTTTAGCTGGTATTGGTGCAGCTGCTGTAAAAGTAGCGTCTGATTTTGATGCGTCTAATAGAAAGCTAGAATCTACACTTGGTTTATCAAAAGAAGCTACAAAAGAGCTTGGTAATGTTGCAAAAGATACCTGGAAAGATGGATTTGGAGAAAGTATTCAAGAAGTTGATGAAGCTGTAATACAAGTAAGTCAAAACATGAAGAATCTTTCTTTCGATGAAATGCAGGGAGCTACGCAGAACGCTATGACTCTTGCAAAAACTTTTGACACGGATGTTAATGAGGTTACACGAGGGGCCGGACAGCTTATGAATCAGTTCGGTTTAGATGCAAAAGAGACATTTGACCTTTTAGCTTCTGGTGGACAAGCAGGCTTAAACTTCTCAAATGAAATGTTTGATAACATTTCCGAATACGCGCCTTTATTTAAACAAGCAGGGTTTTCTGCAGAAGAGATGTTTACCATTATGGCAAATGGAACGCAAGATGGTTCATACAATCTCGATTACATAAACGATCTTGTAAAAGAGTTCGGTATTCGTGTGCAAGATGGATCAAAAGGTGTCACTGAAGCCTTTGCAGAAATGAGTCCAGAAACTCAAAAGGTTTGGGACAATTTCAATAAAGGTAAAGGAACTTCTGCAGATGTATTTAATGCCGTCTTAGGTGATTTAGGTAAGATGGACGATAAAGTAAAAGCAAACCAACTTGGTGTTGCTGTATTCGGTACAAAATGGGAAGACATGGGTGCAGATGCTGTATTAGGGCTAAATAACGCCGATGGTGCATTACAAAACGTTGATGGCAGCATGAAAAAAATGCAGAAAACGCAGCAAGAAGCTTTTGGTGTTCGTTGGCAGAAACTTGCTCGTACCACAATGGCATCATTAGAACCGTTAGGACAAGCCATTCTAGATATTGCAGAAGTGGCACTCCCTCCAATCATTAAAGCAGTAGAAGTTGCTGCAAAGGCATTTAGTTCAATTCCTAAGCCAATTCAAATTGGTATTGTAGCAATTTTAGGTATGGTTGCTGTATTAGGGCCGTTAATTGCCATGATGGGCTTTATGACAAGTGGAGTAGGTGCATTTGTTGGCTCGTTTAGATTCTTGGTACCAGTATTAACAAAAGTACCGATGCTATTTACAGGCATTCTTAAAGTCGGCCCTAAACTTATTGGTATGTTTGGTGGAATCGGGAAAGCTCTAGCGCTGTTGGGCAGATCAATGATGACCTTACTGATGAATCCTTGGACAATTGCCATACTAGCAATTGTAGGATTAGTATATCTGATTTATAAAAACTGGGATGACATCGTTAAATATACCAAACAAGCAGTTAAATGGGTTGGTGATGCCTGTTCTAAGGCTTGGGACGCAACCGTAAAAGGCGCGAAATCCGCTTGGAATGGTTTAGGTAAGTTCTTCTCTGGATTCTGGGAAGGTACGAAAAAATTATTCAGTTCTGCAATGTCATTCATAGGTAAAATATTTTCTAAAGCTTGGGATGGTTATGTAAAAGTAGTTAAATTTTATTTTAGCTTAATGAAAAATATAATTGAATTCGGTTGGAATGCTATAAAATTCATTTTCAAATTTGCCTTAGATGGATTAAAAAAAATTGTAGATGGTACATGGAAGTTTATTAAGAATAGTGTCCAAAAAGCTGTTAACACTTGGAAAAATATATTTAACACTGGATGGAATATTATTAAAAGAATTTTCTCTATAGCTTTAGCTTTAATAAAGCAGTACGTAAAAACCGAATTCGAAAAAATGAAAAATACAATTTCCAGTGTTTTTAATACGATTAAGGATATTGTAAAAAAAGCCTGGGACGCAATTAAATCAACCTTTACTACAGTATTAAAATTCTTAAAAGATTTTGTGAAATCTTCTTGGGAATCTATTAAAGATACAATTTCTAGCGTTATGAACACAATTAAAAATGTGATTCAATCAGCTTGGAATTTTATAAAGTTCATAATCATTAGTGCAGTACGTGAATTTGTTGGGTTTGTAATTACTAATTTCAACAAATTATATAACACAATAACCGATGTTGTTGGCGGTATAAAAGAATTTATTGTTAGTAGCTTTAAAACTATAAAAAAAGCAATCACTGGTGCATTTACCGGGGTTGTAGATACTGTAAAAGATGTATTTAGTAAGGTTGGTTCTATAGTAAAAAACGTAGCAAAAGATGCAATTAGTTGGGGAAAAGATATTATCGCAGGTATCGGTGAAGGTATGTCCGGCATGGCAGATTGGCTTGTAAAAAAAGCTAAAGGCGTTGTTTCGGGAATACCTAAAGCCGTATTGAAGTTCTTTGGTATCCGAAGCCCATCCCGGTTAATGATGGAATACGGGGGCTATATTACAGAAGGTCTTGGTGTAGGGATGGAAAAAATGATTCCTGCAGTAGACAAAGCTTCTGAACTATTAAATAAAGCTGTCGTTCCACCTAAACCAATGAAACTAGTGACCGATGTATCTAATCAAATTGGACAAATGGGCGCACGTTCTGCTGATTTAATTGGTAAAACTGCACATCCATTTGCTGGACAAACCCACGTTGAGAAGAAAACGGATAATGGCGTAACAATTCAAAATGCTACATTTAAAGTCGCTGTTGAAAAACTACAATCTGCAGACGACTTTGTAAAAATGAGAAAGCTGCTACAAAACGTAGTTGCTGATGATCTAATGGGAATGGCGGTGCGAAATGTATGAGTATATTAAAAACATTGCATAGAAGAGCTGGTTCATACCATCTCTTAGGAAAGGCTGCAGAGTTAAAAGACACAATAAGATATACCATTGATTTCTCATGGCCAGGGACATATAACTTTTCGTTTTTGTCCCAGGTTCCTATTGGTTCTGATGGAATGCTGCCGAATAAATACTTTGTTGTTCGGGTTAATGGGATTGAGAGATTCAGAGCACGAGGTCCTTATGATTGGGAAGCGAGAGAAATCTTTGTAGGTGCAGGTCCACAAACGATTGAATTTACAACAATTGGTTATGGTTCCTCTGATGTAGCATATATACGCGACGTACATTACTATGCTTTTGGGCATGTACCTAATATCGAAAAGATTGAACAAACAAAATTACCGAAATCATTAGATGGCTTAAAATTACATAATGTCATGCATGGATACCCGCGTTCTCAAAGTGCTGGTAGCAAAGGTTGTGAAGTAGAATTCACTGTACTATTCAAAGATATCAGTTATTGGCGTGATTTCATGAGGGAAATATACCGTCCTCATATTATTACAGGTGATTACGGTACCTATGGGGGTATCATTCCGCCGAATGAAGTAGATGCAATACGAAAAGGAACGTTAGTCATAGCGAAATGTAAATTAATGTCCATGTCACAAGCAGGAATAGGAGTTGATGGAATGTGAGAGAAGGATCTATTTCTTTAATTAGAATGTTGGGGAGCTATTTCCAGGTTGGGAATAACTCCCCTAATTTAATTGTTTATATGAAAAGAAGAGACTCTTCTTCTTACGTACAAATACAACACCGTGTAATAGGCTTAGAAGTGCAGGAGAACGCAGATCAGTTTGCTAGTACATTCACTATTACCTTCGCGAATGAATACGGCCAAATGGCTCCTGATAACTGGTATGGTAAGTTCTCTTCTATTTCAGAATGGTTTTATAACAGTGAGGTAACAAATACAAACCAGTTATATCCGCAGACTGAATTTAAAGTGTCTATTGGCTACGGTGAGGAAGCATTACCTTATATACATGGTTTTGTATCTGATGTGAAGGTAAATGCCGAAAGCGGCACGATTTCAGTTACCTGCACTACATCTTATAAAAAGGTTTTACATAAATCAGTAATCCCAACACCTGGATCAGATGAAATTGTTGCACCTACCGGTAATGTCTATGATGTTGTGAAGTTCTTCTTCCAAAAAGCCGGAGTTGTCCTTCATGGTAACAGAGTAAATATCCCTGGAACCAATCAGAGCTGGATTGTAGAAGGAGCAACCGGTAAGAGATTTCAAAAATGGGATGAAATTGTACGCGATATTATAGATACAACATTCCACTATATTAAACACGAACCAGATGGAAGTTGCACATTTATGAAAATGCCAGACTATGCAATTAATGAACCTGCAAAGTTTAGTTTTAGAGAAGGGGAAAACCTTATCTCTTTAGATATGCAGCTAACTGACCAGGATATAAGTAACAGTATTGTTGTTAAATGTGGAGATTACGCAAACGGATTTCTTAATTCGTTTCTATTAAAAAATGTATCGCAGGGTGATTTACGAGAGGAAATGATAGAAGTTCCCTGGGCAACAACATTCTTTGCTAGAAGAGCGGTTGCTGCAGCTTATCATTTAAAAGCAATTCAGAAGTTCAGAACATTAACAGTAGCAGTAGTTGGTGATCCAAGGATTCAATTATTTGATGTTATTTCTGTTTACAATAGAGATTCTGGCCAACAATGGAATTACTTCGTTAAAGGAATCAATACGATGATTTCTGCAGATGATGGATTCTATCAGACTTTAGATTTAACTGTTAACTATGGGTATGAACCTGCTCCCTATACAGATATAACCGGTATTACAGTAAATGTAGATACATTACGTTTAAAACTTTGGGATTGGGATGTAGAGGATGGCGATTTATTAAATATTTACTGTAATGATAAATTAATTGAAGAGAATTATTTCATCCGGAACAATCCGACATATGTAGATATTCCACTTGAATATGGCGTGAATATTATCGTATTTGAAGCAGTACGAAACCCAAAAGGGATTCTTACAGGACGTTTGCAAGTACTGGATACGCAGAATAATATCTTATTTAATTATGGTTCTTTACCAGATTTATCATTTCCTCGGGTAAATCAAGATGCAAATCACTATTATATCCAGCGTCCAGCCAAAACATGGTCTGTGACGCGCGTGAACTAGGGGTGATTCTATGATAATGCAAAAAAACTTATATGATCCAATCATGTATTTGATGAAAGGATTAATTGACAGGCAAATATATACCGGTGGTAAACCAATGCCTGGTAATGACCCAAACGATGTATTTAAAGAAGGTATGACAGAAGGTTACACCCTCATTCGTGATGGTGCTCGTTTGTCTGCAGTTGATGGAGATAAATATTTACACTACGATTTAGCTTTTAACGCACAAGGCATGTTAGAAAAAGTTCTTATCTCCCATAAAGTAACCGGAAAAGAGATGGAGATACAATTAATATATAATGCACAAAAACAATTGGAACGTGTGCAGCCGCGGCTTCTTAATAAAGGTAACGGTATACTATCTGATTTACCAATTCCCGATGTGTCGTAATGATGCACGGGAATTTTTTAATACACGTAAAAGGGTGATTGCTCTTGTTTGAAACAACCTATTTAGCCGGTGGCCGATTAGATCCACCTTTTCATTCGACTAAAACAGAACCATTCATACCTGGTTTCATTATGGATTCCACATCATTTAAAACGGATGAAGTGAAATATACATTACCTGCAGATATGGAGATTTATGCAATTAGTGTTAGTTCTTCCATTTACGAATTAGATGATAAATGGGATTTAATCGTAAACGGGAAAACCGTTTGCCAAGATATTTATACAAAGCGGCTTCCGGAAGGGATGCACTTTATGGTTTATAAAGCAGTTAAAGCAGGGGACACAATTGTATTTCGATTCCATAACCAAGGAATTCTTGATAAAACAGTTTGGTTTGAATTGCACTTTTTAAGATAAAGGGGGCGTATTGATGAGCTTTGCTGTTACCTATATGGCTGGTGGAAGATTCGATGCACCTTACTTCCCAACAAAAACAGAGCCATTTATACAAGGGCGAAGAGTTGGTATACATGATGAAATTCATGTAGATAAGTTTTCATTACCATTCGAAACAGAAATGATTGCTTTTTCTGTAGCTGCTTCACATTACAGTGACTCGGACTACTGGAATTTATTTATTAATGGCCAACAAGTATTTAAAGAGGTTTATGTAAAAGATGTGCCGGAGGGATTTAATTTCTCCATTGTAAAACCTATACCTGCTAATGCAGAACTAAAGTTTGAATATCACAATGCATCTGCAGAGAAAAAAGCTATATGGCTTAATTACCAACTATTAAGAGATTAGGAGCGTGAAATAGATGGCATACGTTGAAAAAATGTATACAGAAGGCGAATTCCAAGACGAAATTGTTAAATTGGTAATCGCTAACGGATGGAAGAAAGTAAAATCGTTTTTCAGAGCCGTTTATCCGGATTTAGACGTGAAATCCGACGATGATACAAAATTTGATTTCGGCATGAGTAAGCACATGCTAGTGAAGAACAATAGCGGTTCTATTTATGGAATTGCTCAAATTTCAAAATGGTCACTTAAAAAGTCAGAGGTAAAATACAACTTCACTAATGAAGAAGGAAAGACAGCTTTTGCCGAAGACGGTAAAAAACGTCTAGAAAGCGGTAGGGATCGTTCTTGTTTTTATGTTTATATGATTGAAAAAGAACCAAGCGTTGCTGATGAAGGTGTACTTGTTCTTCCTTATGAATCTAATAAATTTGAAAAAATATTATTAGATGTGGAATTAACTAAGATAACAGTTACCACAAAAATAAGTCCAGGTGGCGGTGGAAGTTACAAATTATATTCTTATGATGAGGCAGAGACACAAGTCATGATGTCCCCTTGGGTGAAAGTAACATTACGAAATACGAATATACAAGGTATCAACGCTCAAACAAATTGGTGGCCGGATTCATTGGTCCGGATTAATGGCCAAGTTGATGAAAGCCGTGTTGTTTTATTAATACAAGCTGATAATACACCAGCCTTTGAAAACAACGTAGTTCCAGTTACACCGCTTTATATGGGCCAATTAGAAAGTTACGCTAACGATGATACATTAGGTGATGCATTATGGGCGGGAACAGCTTTTGATACAGGTAATGAACAAGCATCACATAAATTTGATTTTAACGACACGAAACCATATAGAAACGTAGAAAACTATATGCCTGTCATGAAATCTTATCCACGTTCTCCTGGTAATGGTATTGATAACGTAATTATTAAACGTTCACGATTGGGGGCAAGGTACCAGGCTCATTTTATTGCTTGGAATGTAGCGCCTAATGCAATGCCACCAGATCGCGTTGGTAAAGATGGCGGTCAATATTCACTAGCATGGCAATCACAAGATAATGACGAATACAAATATCAATTTAACCCGTCTGTTTATAGCAATAAAGTACATACTTCACGCGCTTATATTGTTCATCCAGATGAAGGTGTACGTGGGTATTTACCTTATATGATCCTATTGTCTCCACTAGGTCTATTAAATGGCGATAGATTAAAAGTTAGAAAGAATACTTGTCCGGATTCGCACGACATTTACAAATTCTTTAATGTAGATGCTATTTCACCAATTACAAAAAGACCTGCTACGGCCTACCGTCCTGCTGGATTAGGTATTTTTGAGAAAACAGTATAAAGGAGTGTACATATATGTGGTTTGATAAAGTCGTATATTTACAAACATTACCGCAAGAATTAGAAAAACTATTTGCTGATAACGGTTGGAAACGAACGCTATTTTTCCAAATTAAGAGCGGCATTTCAAAATTTATTGATGTAAGGTTGTTTGAATCATTAGGAAGTGATGGAGAACGCAGAAGATTCGGTATAGCAAATGCGTATGACACTGCTGATTCTGATTTCACGGATAGCCGGTTTATTTCTGCAGATTCTCCACTAGGTAAATTAGGCATGGGGGATGGAGTGAAGAAAGAATTCTCTATTCCTGTTTCTCCTGTTCTTGGCCCTTCTGTCATCGTATATGTAAATGGGTTTGAGCAAGAAAAGAGTAAATATAAAGTGGATGCAACTACAGGAAAGGTAACATTCACTACCGCTATTGCAAAAGGCGATAAAGTAACATGCGAATATAGATTAGCTACCAACACATATGAGCCAAACAATGACATGCTTTTATTTACTTTTAATCGATACTTTATTGAAAAAGAGATTCTATCCGGTGATAAATTAGGGGATTTAGGAAAAGGAAATGGAACGAAAAAGAACTTTTCATTACCATTCCCTAACTTTGACGAAAGCAGGACCATAGTTTACAAGGATAATACTATTGTTGATCCTAGCGAGTATTCGTTCGCTGAAACGGAAATTGTATTTAAAAACGCACCTGCAGCAGATACAACAATTAAGATTAGCGGTATCTATTTCTTATTACCAAAAGAAGACGGAACACTGGATACATTAACAGCAAAAACAAGTTTCGATGTACAAAAGATGGAAAGTATTATGGGCGAAGTATATTCTACGATAAATTTTGTGAACCCATCCCCTTATACATCAATTAGTTTTACACCGGAGCAGCGTTTTTCTAAAGAATTAAATCGCGACTCTGTTGTTTATCTGTATGGGAACGCAAATAAGGACCGCTTAATTATGTTTATGCGTGTAGATCCAACACCAAATCCAGTTCGTGCATTATTTGTTCCGTTGTATATCGGAAAATTATATACATTCGATGTTGCACCAAGAAAAAACATGATCATTTTAAGTGGCTGCAGACCAGGCGACCAATTTGTATATTCGCCAAATAAGAAAATCGGTAATGCGCCACTTGATTACGGTTCTGATACATCAAACGGAAACGAAACGGTTCAATTATCACAATCAAGCACAGGAGCCATGTACCAACATCATTATCTAGCTTTCATTACTCATGATATGTTAGTAGATAGTGGACAAGGACGCTTTAACCCATCGGTATATAGTGGTAAATATCATTTATCTCAAATTTATATTGTTCATCCAAACGATGGATATGTTGGAAAGCTAGATGATGTTTATGCAGTTCATCCAAAGAATATCCAGCAAGCCGACGAACTAGAAATTGAAAAAACAGTCGTAGATGAAGTACTCGGACAAGGTGACGGACACCGTAAAGTATTTCATCTAGAACATAAGTCAAAAGGCGAAACGTTAAGATTATTCATTTCATGTAAAGAAGTAGAAAAAACAGATTATGTATACAATGCAGACGATAAGACCGTTACATTTAACGAAGCACCGGTTATTGGTTCTGAAATCACAGGCGCTTATGAAATGGCTCAATTATATCGTTATACATTACCGACAACGCCCGTTTGTCCTATGACACAAGCGAAAGCAACACCATTTAATCCAATTGGTTTAGCAATCTACAAAGAAGATATTTAAGCATAAGGGGGTAGCAGAAGAATGAGTGAAAAAGTTTATTCTATTGCTTCCCCTTCTATATGTACCAAAGAAAAAAGTCATGTTGTTGTCGTTGGTTCTGGACCAGATCGGAATGAAAAAGTTTATTCTTTTTCTATTACACCAGCGAATACAGAAAATAAAAATGATGTTGATTATCCAATTTGCATTGCTCCTTATGCGAGATATAAGGCTGTTAAAGAAGATAACACAGGAGTAACCGCCACAAAAGTAAGAGCAAAAGGGATTTTAACAGATGTTGTGGAGAATGCATTGCGACAAATAGAGGTAGAAGCCTACATTTCAAATACAATTGATTTTGATTTAAATCGAAATATAAATGCGGCTAACATTGAAATGCAGCATTCACAACGAATGGACAGTCTTTCTGTTCAACTAATTTCTGCAAAAGAATCACCACAACATAGGCGAATTTTCGATATAAACCATATCGAAGGGGTAGAGAGCACAAAACCAAGCGAGATAGAAGCAATGGTACACGCTTCTGATGAAACAAATCTTATAACGAATGAATATGAAACTGCACCGATCATACAGCAGGATTTACTAAAAGGTAAGTTACGTGAATTCGCTGCGGGTGTGGAAGTATTACCGGAATGGGTAAATGTTGCGCGTATTGTATACGGTGAGTGTTTTTATAATGACCCTATGGCCGACAGAGTTACAACGGATTATGAAGCTGTATCAATGCATAATGAAACGAGCGATATTGTTACCAGGGAGCTAAAAGCTACACATGCAGAAGTTACTTTATCTACTGCCGTTCCAAATATATTACCTGTATCCATTGCCGAAAATGAAACTGGTGATATACAGCAAAAAGAAATACTTCTTCATGCTCCGGTACAATTTGAAGTTGGTACAAAAGAGCGAGAAGTTAAAGGCATTATAGAAGAATTTGATTTGTTCAATGGTATGGGTATACCGGTTTATCTTCCGGATTATGATCTATTTGCTCGTATGCAAAGAGACATTGAAACATCTATTGCCACACAATATGAATCGAACCGCTTAGAAGAAATAGAAAGCGTGAACCTGCTCCCTTATGAAAATATAGAAAGCGCGTATTTAATTCGTGACATAGATGTAGAGCAAATTAACCTGGATCACTCTATTCGAACAAAAGAACTTGCTGCAGATGTTATTGCAAGTAATGAAGTAAGCAAGAAAATAAATGTATTTGATACTGAAAGAAATGAATCTGCATCATTTACAAGAACAAAAGCACAGTATGCGAATGTAGATACAACACACGCATTTGAACGTATGGTAGAAACACTTTATTCTGTTTATGCCGATCAACAAGAATTCGCAAATAAAGAAAATGTATTTACTGCAGATGTAGAGATAGGACAGGAAGTTAAAAATGCTTCACGGGTATTAGCTGTTAAAGATATTTCCGTAACTGACGATGCAAATAAATCGCAAAACATATTCGTGATACAGACAATTGTCGCAGAAGAAGCAGAGAGGTTACATGAAATAAATGCCGGTATTACTGATGCAGATTATTCTCATCGTATCTTAAAAGAATTACAAGGCGTATCGCCAGACATTACTTTTGCAGAAGTGAAAAATGAGTTGCAAGCAACTGTAGTTGAACTGGATCAAGCAGATAAAGAAGATTCTGCAATACTTACACATGTAGATGAAATTTCTTCATTCGGATTAAAAGAACGCTTAATTATTACACATGTAGATACTGATGAAGTTGCCAATAAAACAGAAAAAGGATTTCAAGCTAACATAGAAGAGTTTGATTTATTTGAGGGCCTTGGTATTCCTGTATATCTTCCAGAATTCGATTTGTTCGGCCGTGTTCAAAAAGAACTAGAAACACGAATTATTTTACTTAATAATTCATCTAAATCATTAAATCTGATGCAAATGAAACTAGATCAAACAATTGAATCTGAAAAAGCAATAAAAGAACATACAACTGCAGTAATTGAAGAAGTGGCTTCTGACATTGTTCCAATTATCTTAGATGCTGAACATATATCATTAGATATTTCTTATAAACAGGATACACAACAAGCTCTTATTACAGAGCAAGAAGCCTTTACCGGTATACGTGAATTTGAGGGCGGAATTATCTCTGATATAACACCAGCCGATAAAGAAGTTATAACAACAGATACAAATGTAATTGAAGCTGTACATGCAGCAAGAGAATCTGAACAATATGCAATCGTTAGTGAACAAGAATTATTAGAGCGACAGGCTAGTGTAGACGCTGCGACTAATGAAGTAGATACATTTGATAGGGAACGTGAATTAGAAATCGTTACAGAGGAATATGAACGATTTGAACGTACACCAGAACGAGAATCAGTACTAGAAGATAATGAGCTATTCAAAATGGAAAGAGTACTAGATACAGAAAAACCAGATGAATTAATAATCATCGAAAAGGAAAATGATGATCCGAAGTTATGGCTGCGACATAGTCGTCAATCTTGGTGGACAAATTCAAACTGGAAAAAAACAAGATAAGTAGGAGAGGATACAATGGCCAATCAATTAGGAAATAGTCTACTAAACCCAGAATCCGGTTGGACACGAAAGTATTGCAGTTTAGCAAATGTAGGTCCGGGCAACTTCTTTTACGATATGCCACTACCTGGAACTGAAATTGCACATACAGGAAAATGGGATGTCGTAGGGAAAGATAATAACCTTAGCGATGCAAGTGCCTGGTTTGTAGGGAGAGATGAGGGCCGCTCATTTTCGTTTAAGTTTACTGGAACAGCCTTACGCATAATGCTTAAAAGGTGGCATGAACACAGATTTAACATTGAAGTCAGTATTGATGGAACTAAGTTTACTGGTTCTGTTCCTGCTAATTCCAGTTCTTTCCACGTTTGTTTTGAAAAACTAGATTTAGTGAAAGGTGAGCATATCGTTACTGTTACAGCAAAAGGGGCCGCTCTACCGCCAGGAACACCTGGAATTGCTTATACATTTTTAGCTGCTATTGATTACGCAGATTTAAGCGCTAAAGTTGGTGATGTATTAAAAGAACCGGAACCAGGTTGGAAACGGTTTGATGATATGGACAGCAACATCATCTATACAGGTCCTTGGCATGCGTCAACCAACACACCATTAGATAACTATAATAAAACGCTTCATGTTAAGGATACTCTTGATAGCAGAGCTGCGGAATTCCAGTTTGCATTTAAAGGGACTGGCATTAGGCTTATTGCTACTTTGTCTTCTTCATCTGATTATAATGTAGATTCAACTATAACAATTGATGGTGTATCTGAAACTTTCAAAGGATATTATCCAACTTATACTATTCAAGGATTAGCGTTCCAAAAATCAAACTTGCAAGATAGAGTTCATACCGTAAAAGTTTCCACGCCAGCTTTTATATTTGATGCTATCGATATATTAGGTGGGGAATTAATATCAAAAGATGTATTTAAAAAGCCAAAAGTATCCTTATACGAAAAAGAAAGTGGAAAAATATTTGTAGATGATTTTGATTCTATAAATCCCAAATGGCTTATGTCACCATCAAATGTATTTAACAATGCTGTTAAAAAAGGATTCTTACGTATGAATCATTCTACAGATAAAGACGTTATGTTTTTAATCGATAAACCACAAAGTAACTTTGCAATCCAGGTTATTGCGGATTATGCTCCTGCAAAAGAAGGAGATGAAGGCGGCTTGCTGATCTATCAAAACGAAAAGAATAAAGTCGAGTTCCTTGAATCCTATTCTGCTAATAGTTCACGAAGCAATAAAGAGTGGATGGCAATTTGTAAGAAAGGTCAATGGGACTTTTACACAAAGACAGATACATTTTTTGATTATGCGGATAACGACTCATTAGCAGCAAAAAGAATTGGTGTTGTTTTAAAAAGAGGAACTGCAGAGGGATTTGTACCGCTAGACATCAATAAAATTATTATGACAACAAGCAATATGTTACGTCTGCGCCAACTATATGAAAATTATAAGGTTGTATTAAAAGATACTGCAGATAATATCCTTTCTACTAACTTCGTAGCTGCAGCTCATACAGGGATTGATATTCTACTTCCTTCTTTAGAGTTCGAGGGAATCATAGAAATATATGATGAAGAAAACGAACTACTAGCAAAGAAACAAGCTACCTTCTATGGTGGGGATATGTATTGCATGGGTTCATCCTTGCAAATCAAAATGAATAGCGAAGAATTAAATACAACGGATCCAACGAATTTAGGTTACATGGTGAATAATGAGCGCATTGTAAAAATGACAATCGTAAATGATAACATCGGCGCTGCTACAAATATAAAACTATCCATACAGCAGTACATGGAGAAAGTCGGTTACACCTGGGCGCTGATTTCGTTAGATGGGACAAGCTATTTAAATGAAATACAGATTGATTCAGTAGCCGCACAAAGTACTCGTGATTTTTGGGTAAAGGTTGTGAAGGATACAAATTTCCTAGCATTTGAACCTATTTATTTTAATATTCATCTAAAACATAATTGAGGTGAATACAATATGGGAACTGTAATGAAATTATATAGATATACATCCGAAAGCGAGATTACACCGTCAATCCTTATTGAGAGGAATGTACAAATTACAATTGAACCAGGAAAAACTCTATATACTCCATTGGATGTAGGTTGTAACAAATACGATATTCGCACGATTCAAGTTACAAATGATTCAAACGTAGAAGCAATGCTATTTTTGTACGACCAAAAAGAGAATGGGAATCAAATTTATAAAAATTTATCAGAAAAAAGAACATATGATATTTTAGCCATTCCTTGCGAGGATAAAGATCATACAAACAAGGTTCATCTTTATATAGAAAATAGGGGCGTAGCAAACTCTACTTTTAATGTTTCTATGAAAGCCATACGTTTAAGTTAAGGAGGAACATATAAAATGACAAATAAAATTTGTAAGTTACACAGACTAGAGCGAAAAGAAGTCTTTATGAAGATTATCGATGAAATGAAAAAGGCTGGATGGCAGCAATTAAATGCTGATGCGCCATCAAAAGATAACATTTACGTTATGTACTCAAGCGGTAACGACGGTATGAAGAACCATTCTATAGAATTGCGCCCATTCGATTACGTCACTGCAAGTAGCCAAGATATTATAGCAGGGAAATATAAAGATTATGATATAAGAACTTATTCTGCTACTGATGCAAGCTTTAGATTAATTGAACGATATGATAAAGAGAAGGATGTTACCTTTGGAGGACCTGGCCCTTTCTATCCATTATGTTTTCATCAAGGGAAAACAACTAGCAACACTACTTTTAATACTATTAGTAAAGCGATCGCTATGGTGGACCTATATTTATACGTTGATAAAGACATTGTTATTTATTGTGTTTATGAAAACGATGATAATCTTCCAGAACGAAAAGGAAAAACTGTAATAGGTTTATTTGGCATTCCAGATGAACTATATCAACAAGAACAATTCACACCTATATCTTCTTCTTTTAGTGTATTGGTGAGTGCTTGTCCAAATTGGTACCCAACTTCAGCACTGGTAGCTGCTAGAAGTAAACTTATATATGAGGGATTAAAAAATGTTCCTATTACTACTTTCATTTGGGATAAAGTATTTTTAAAAGCACCATCTTTAGAAGGGAATATAATATTCACATCATTTTTTATGGGAGATAACATAGATGGATTAAGAGCAAAATTTGATGGCCTTTACACATATAGGGGTTCAAATTTTGTAACTGGCGATATCGTTGAAATTTCTCAAGATGGAGAAGTCCAGAAATATAAATTATTTAACACCTACTACTCAAGTGTATGGAGTTCATTTTCAGAGTACAACATTGCATTAAGAGTAGAATAAGGCTGGTGATTTTATGACAATAAAAGGCATAATAATTCAACCGAAAACACTGTATCCACCCGTACAACGTAAACCACAAATACGTAAAGGTTCAAAATTAGAAATTAGTGATATGTATATTACAGGGGTTAGGAAAACTTCTATACGAAAAGGAGTTATGTTTAATTTCTCCCGAAACGAAAACAAAACCACTGAAAAAGCAGTTATGAAACCACCACGTACTGAACCACTAGAATACGCGTGGAAGAAAATGAACATATAACTTTATTGAAACCGAGCGTGCAGCAGCAGGCTTTTTTATTTTGGTCAAAATTTGAAAGGAGGTGAGAACTTGGAAAGAATTCACGAACTCATCAAGGCATTGAATATAAGCGATGTTATTACAAGTACTCAATTTAAAGTAGGTGGTGCTATCGGTGGTGGATTAGGAACAATAATTAATTTACTCTACGGCAAAGCTAATTTAATTTGGATATCGATTTACTGCTGGATTATCATGCTCGACTGGATTACTGGTAGTAAGGCTTCAAAACTAGATGGAACATACTCATCACAATATGGAATTGAGGGCATCACGAGAACCGTGGTGCTTTTATCATTACCAGCTCTTGCACATTTATTTGATATTGCTCTTAAACTACCTGATTTCTTTTTCTTCATGGTAGTCGGTGGATTGAGCTACCACATTTTTAATAGTTTCGCAGCAAACTGTGCACGAATTGGCTGGGAAAAATGGATTCCTGCATGGTTATTAGAAAGTGTAGCATCTGAAATTCAAGCAAAAATCCAAAGAAGTGATGCACGAAAAGAAAAACATAATACCAAATAAAAAAATACACGCCTTACATAAGGAGAGCATTGTCAAAAGACGGTGCTCTTTTTGTTTGGCAAAAAGGGGAAAATTCACAATGAAAAAACCAATTAAACTATTTAGCTCATTATTTATGACTCTATTACTCTTATTTTCGTTTGCTACGGCTTCTTTTGCCGATAGAGTACTAATTATCCAAGACTTACCGAAACAAGCATATCGCTACGGTGTGGGCGCTTATGAGGGCGTTGTTGCACATAGTACTGCAACACCAGAAGCACCAGCAATTAATATTAGAAATTACGAAGCTAGAACATGGAGAAATGCATTTGTACATTATGCTGTAGATTGGAACGAAACAATTCAAATTGCTGATACTAAATATGTTGCTTATGGTGCTGGACCAGCTGCAAATAAAAGATTTGTTCACGTAGAACTCTCTGAAACTAGCAACCCAGATAAATTTAAATCTTCTTACGAACGTTATGTAAAACTATTAGCTAAGATTTTAAAAGATAGAGGGATTCATCCAACCAAAGGTTTATGGACACATAAAGATATTACTTACAAATTAGGTGGAACTGACCATGAAGATCCGATTAATTATCTTCGCAGTCATGGTGTATCAGAATCACAATTCAGAGCAGACGTACAAAAGGCGTATGAAGGCGCAACAGTTACAGTTAAACCAAAACCACAAGAACCATCTCAAAACGTTGTAGGCGCAACAGGAGTAGCTTACATTGATGGGTTTAACGTAAACCTAAGAAGTGGACCTTCAACAAATCATGGTACTATCCGTCAATTAAATAAAGGGGAATCATATCAAGTATGGGGAAAACAAGATGATTGGTTAAATCTTGGCGGTAACCAATGGATTTATAACAACCCTTCTTACATTCGATATGAAGGGGAACAAACTAATACTTCAAGTTCTGTAGTAGGAAAACGTGTTGTTTCTAAAGTGGACGACCTTCGTTTCTATGACTCTGCTTCTTGGTCTGATAAAGATGTAGCAGGAACGGTAGATGAAGGACTTGGATTTACTATCGATGCTAAAGTATCTGTTAATGGTTCACCGCAATACAAGGTACACAACAGTAAAGGCACAACATACTATATAACTACAAATGAAGCCTATGTGTATGTAAAATAGAGAAAAGGGTATGCCCAAACTTGGGCATACCCTTTTTTGAGATTCTATACGATTGCGAATATAACGTTTGAATAGAGAAAAGGCTTTCGGACATGGTAACAAAAGTACCAATAATGAATAACTTGAATTAAATTTAGATTTTTATGGAGGAAAATGTATATGGATTATTATTATTTCGATCCCTATTACAGGAATTGGTTTAATTATTTTTATTTATATCCATCAATTCCTTATTACTATCAGTATCCCAATATTGGATACGAATCAAATATGACAGTTGAAAGATATCCTGAAGCACCAGGACATATAGTACCGCATATGGCAACATCAGAATCTACACTGGATATAATAAACAAGTGTCCTGATAAATGGGTTCGCATTTGGTTAAAAGAAGCCCCACCGCAACAACCTGTTGAATTTTGGATGCAAGTTGAACGAGTGGACCGCGTTAATGCAACCGGAAAGAGAGTTTACAGAACGGCAGATGGACGTTTAGTAAGTGACTATACAGTAATAGAACTTGAAAAAATCTCACAAATAACATGCGAAAAGCCTCCAGCTCTAACACCTACACCAACTCCAACACCAACTCCAACACCAACTCCAGCACCTATCCCAGACGGACAATGCGGACCAAACCAACCAGGAAGACATATTTACACAGGAAATTATACCCATGAATTTATCCAAGTAAATTACCAAGTTTATGAATGTCGAATTATTGTAACAACGTATGCCTTTGGTTTTCCGATAGGAAAAGAGATATTGAGTAGAGATAGAAGGGGATTTGAATGGAAAAAGTCTGCTGAAGGGGTTGTTTATAAAATAAATGGTTGGGTTGCTAATAAATCTCTTTATATCAGTGGAGAATATAGAATTGGCGGACATGTAGTGTGGCACTCAGGGGAGCTACAAATCGGTTCTTGGAATCAATTAAAATTTTAA